TCCTCCAGTCGTGGGATACGGCCTTTTTGGCCGATGAAAGGGCTGATTACTCCGCTTGTACCACCTGGGGAATCTTCAAAAGGGAAAAACGCGAGAAAGGCGACACCCCGGAGCATATTATTCTTCTGGATGCCAAGAAAGGCCGGTGGGAATTCCCTGAACTTAAGCGAATTGCGCTGGCTGAACATCAAAAGTGGGATCCAGACATGACGATCATTGAAAACAAGGCCTCAGGCGCCCCGCTCACTCAAGAACTCCGCGCGATCGGTATACCAGTGGTGCATTTTAACCCGATCAAGGGCCGGGATAAGGTAGCCAGAGCAAATGCCGTATCGCCTACATTTGAATCTGGCCTCGTTTGGTATCCAGACAAAAATTTCGCCACCGATGTGATTGAAGAATGTGCTGACTTTCCTTATGGCGACCATGACGATTATGTTGACAGCGTGACCCAGGCTATGCTTAGATTCAGACAAGGCGGGTTCATTACGCACCCGAGTGATTACGAAGACGAGGAAGAGAAGTTCACCAAAAAAAGGAGAAAGGCCTATTACGGGTAAGAGAGAAGCGAAACTAGGAGAAACAAATGTCGGAAACGAAATGGAAAGTCCTGTCACTGGGGGCGGGAGTGCAGAGTACGGCAGTTCTGTTGATGTCTGCCTTTTTGGCGGAATGAGCGAGGAGTGTTTAGGATATTGCGGTTCATAAAATAGGAAGCTGATTACTGGGGTGGCTTCCTGAGGAGTTGAGCATGGCTATTTCGCCTGCTCTTCCCGCATCCGGTGGCCACCCCACCGAAGATTTCGAGCTTGAAGGTGATCTTGAGTTTGAAATCGAAGGCGAAGAGTCCGAAGAAGAAGTAGATGAAGAGGCCATGGAAGCAGCCATGGCCGCGCAGGATCATAATGCGAATCTCGCCGAGCATATGGACGAGAATGCGCTTCTCACCCTAGCAAAAGACCTTTGTAAATCCATTCGTGATGATAAAACCTCTCGAAAAGAATGGGAGGAAATCCTCGAAAAGGGTCTTGAACTTCTTGGCACGAAATACCAAGAGCATGGCGACCTTTTTGAAGGCGCATCTGGTGTAGTTCACCCCCTCCTAGCCAAAGCGGTAGTTCAATTCCAGGCTCAAGCCTACGGTGAGCTCTTTCCTGCGGGCGGGCCTGTCCGGACACAAGTGGCCGGCGATGCTTCCACGCCAGTAATTCAGCAGGCAAATCGCGTTGGAAATTACATGAATTATCAGGTGACCGAGGTGATGGAGGAGTACGAGGAAGAATATGACAATCTTCTCTTCAGGCTTCCCATAGATGGCTCCGCATTCAAAAAAACATACTGGGATGACATCCTTGGCCGGCCAGCTTCAAGGTTCGTAATGGCCAAAGACCTGATTGTTCCTCACGCGACAGTCGATATAAATACAGCCCCCCGATTCACCCATGCAGTTCCAATCAAAGAAAACCGAATGAACCAGATGATGGCCTCTGGCTTTTACCGAAATGTCGATCTTGGTGAGCCAGTGAAAAACGAGCAATCCCAGCTTGAGGACAAGACTGATGACGTAGTTGGTGTCCAGCCGAATCCTCAGGATAGGGATGAATACACCGTTTTTGAGGTTCATGTTGTCACGGAACTTGACGGGTTCGAAGAAGAGTCCATGGGTGTCGGTGTTCCGTACATTATTTCCATCGAGGAAGAGTCGGAGCAGGTGCTGGCGATTCGCCGAAATTGGAACGAAGGCGATGAATCCAAGAAGAGAAAAGACTATTTTGCTCATTATAAATTTCTTCCAGGCCTGGGATTTTATGGTTTCGGCCTAACCCATATGATCGGGAATCTTTCGATCACTTCAACAGCACTTCTCAGGATGCTTATCGACTCTGGCGTATTCCATAACCTGCCAGCTGGATTCAAAGCCAAGGGAATGAGAATCAGGGGTGATAATGAACCTCTCAAGCCTGGTGAATTCAGGGATGTCGATGTTCCAGGTGGAAATTTAAGGGATTCGATAATTCCGCTTCCATTCAAGGAACCGTCAAACACCTTGGTCACCCTCCTTGGGATGATTGTCGATGCCGGAAACGACTTCGCAGCGACCACGAACGAGAAAATAGCCGATTCGAATCAACAGGCGCCGGTTGGAACTACCGTGGCCTTGATCGAGCAGGGCATGAAGGTGATGTCTGGCGTTCACAAGAGATGCCATCGCGCCCTGAAGAACGAGATTCGAATTCTGGCCCGCATCATTCAAGAGAATTACAGCGAATATCCATACGATGTTCAGGGCGAGAAAAGGCAAATCCTGACCGAAGACTTCGATGCTGATGTAGATATTCTTCCTATAAGCGATCCGAACATCCATTCTCAAACGCAGCGCATTTCGATGGCGCAGACTCAGCTTCAGATAGTCATGTCGGCTCCCGAGATTCACGGGAAAAAAGGCCAGCATGAGGCTGTCAGGAGAATGTATGCCGCTCTTGGCGTGTCAGATATCGAATCTATCCTGCCGGCCCTTGAAGAGCCAAGGCCGAAAGATCCAGCCACCGAGGCCGCCGAAGCATTAACCGGTGAGGCCATGCAGGCTTTTGAGGGGCAGGATCATGCCCTTCATGTCGAAACCCATGTCAAGACGATGTCTCTTCCATCGATGATCAACCCTGTTGTTCAATTGGCCTTCGAATCTCATATTTTCGAGCATATTGCGATGAGAGCCACAGAAGAAGTTGAGGGTGAGTCAGACGAGCAAAGAGGGATGATTCAACAGATGGCCCCAGAAATTCAGGATAAGGCCGCGGCTGAATTGAACCAGAAAAACCAAAAGGTCATAGCCGAAAAGGTTGCGGTGTATCTGGATGAATATTCCAAGATGAGGGCCGAATCGAAACCTGATGACGAGGATCCGCTTGTCACTCTAAGGAAGCAGGAAATCGCCCTTGAAGGTGAAAAACTCAGACAGTCAGCGCAAGAAAAAAGAGAACGGTTGGCCTTTGATCATGAGCGCGGCGTGTCGGCGGATATTCTTGGATTTAAAAATGCGGAAACTTCAAGGATGGCAACCAATCAAAGAACAAAGGTAGCCAGAGAACGGCTTCGGTCAAGCGAAGAGCAGACCGAGGATCGTATTGAGAGCTCCGAGAAAATAGCGAGGATGCGTCCAAGTGGCAGTGGGTAGGGCATCGATGTCGAAGCAGATATCAAAGGCCCCGAAGCGAAAAGTTAACAAAAAACCGCAAAAAGTTAAGAAAGCGGTGAACAAGGTCTATAACCCGAAGCATAAGCTTCGCCAGAGGAAACCGTAATGGATGATTTACAATTCGCTTATACGGTCAGAACGACCATAAATGAGCGCACCGAGGACATCACGGCCCATCTGATGGGCGGGCAACTCAAATCGATGGATGAGTACGCTGGTTTGATGGGCGAACTTAAGTTCATCGCAGATCTTGAAGAAAGCATTCAAGACAAGCAGAAGAAAATAGGAGAGGAAGAAGATGGGTGAGGAAAAATTTGAGCCAGGAGTGGGGAGAATTGTGGCCCTCGATGATCAGCCGCCGGATTCCCCGGCGGGGCCTGTCACGGGGGATGAGTTTGAAAAGAGATTCGGGACTGCTTTTATTCCAGATGAAGAACCTCAGGAGCTAAATCCCGAGGACAAGGAAGTCTGGGATCGTATTCCTGCTCCTGTTGGGTGGAGGATTCTCATCCGGCCATACACGGGTGCGAAGATGTCAAAAAGCGGAACCATCCACCTGGCAGATTCCGGCACCACGCGCGAAGCACTGGCTACCGTTGTCGGATATGTCCTGAAAATGGGGGCTCTTTGCTACAAGGATCCGCGCAAGTTTGGTGTTGACCCGGTGCCATGGTGCAAAGAGGGCGACTGGGTGCTTATCGGAAAATACGCTGGCTCGAGATTCAGGCTTTACTTCGACACCGGGGAAAACCCGGAGGTTCGCATGATCAACGATGACGAAGTCATCGGCACCATAATCGATCCTGATGATGTCAGGACGCTATAAAGGGGAACGCCATGCCAGGCGAAGATGAAAATGTCGTAGTCGATGAAGACAAAGAAAGTGAGGCGCCGGATAATTTCGGTTCAGATCCGGTCACAGAGCCAACCGAGGATCTTACCTTTGAGATTGATGAAGAAAAAGGTGAGGTCACTGAGTCTGAGCCAGAAGCCGATCCTGATGATGTGTCGGATGAGTTAGCCGATACCAGCGAAAGGGTTCATAAAAGAATTGGCAAGCTGACTTACGAGAGGAGAGAGGCTGAGAGGGTCAGGGATGAGGCGGTAGGCTACGCCAAAAATGTCGTGGCCGAGAACGAATCTCTCAAAAAGAAACTATCCGGGCAGGAAACTGTCACCATCACAGAGGCCGAAGAGCGCAATAAAAGCCAGATGGCCGAAGCTAAATCATCCCTCAGAAAGGCTCGTGAGGATGAAGACATCGATATTGAGGTTGAAGCTACCGAATTAATGGGGAGGCTTTCAGCTGAAGCGAACATGATTCAACGAGCTAAAAGAAATGCTGTTCGAAAAGCCGAGGAAGGTGAAGACGATACTTCGGATACATCACCGCCGGCCGCCCCTGCGGCTCCATCAGAGGAGAATTTAGATCCAAAAGCTGTTGCTTGGGCCAATAATACTCCGTGGTTTGGGGAGCATCAGGGAATGACCGATTACGCCATGTCGCAGCATTTTGCGATGCTGAGAGAAGGATTTGACCCCAAGAGCAATGAATACTACACTGAGGTCGAAAATCGCGTACAGAACATGTTTCCCCACATGTTCAAAAAGCGCGCATCCGCATCACCCGCCGAAGACGGCGCCACAGAAACACCGGTCAGGAAAAGGTCAGGTCAGACCGTGGCCCCTGCCGGAAACTCATCTGGTTCTGCTAGCAAGAAATCCAAAACGGTAGTTACAACAAGTGAGCAGGCTATGGCGCAAAGCCTTGGTATACCCAACGAGGCCTATGCGCGAGAGAAAGCCAGACTCGCAAGAGAAAGGGAATTAGAAAATGCCTGAGAATAATGAAGGCGCCTTCGGGCTAGACGAGTCTCAAAATAACCCTACGGCCAATATGGCCGCTGAGGTTACCGAGCCACTCGCACCCGCTATGACACAAGATTTTGAGGATGACCCTGTGCCTCCTTCCAGGGCCTCAGAGACTCGTGAGAAAACCGAACGGCCACAGGTTTGGAAGCCACCTCAACTGCTCGATGCTCCTCAGCCGAATGAGGGGTATCACCACAGATGGATTCGCTACCAGGTGAATGGAGTGGTGGATCATAAGAACATGTCTGCGAGGTTGAGAGAAGGTTACGAATCTGTAAGGGCCGAGGAATACCCCGACTTCGAATGTCCGACATTGGATAGTTCTCATGACAAGCATGCCGGCACCTTCACGACTGGCGGGCTTATCCTTTGCCGGATTCCAGAAGAAATCGTGAAGCAACGACAGCAATACTTCGATTCTCGCGCTGACAATGCGGATCGCGCCGTAGACAACGATCTCTTGAAGGCAAACGACCCAAGAATGCCCTTTGACGCCTCGCAAAGAGCGAGTCGGGTTACCTTTGGTGGTGGCCGGTCTTAGGGAAACAAAATTCCAATCCAACATAGGGAACAGTAGATCATGGCAAATAAAGATCATCCGATGGGACTCAAGCCAGTCAGAACGCTTTCGGGTGTTTACACTGGCGCGGTGAACCCATATCAGATTGCGGATACCTACAACTCCGCAAATAGCGGTATCTTCACCGGAGATACCGTTCAACCCCTGTCCACCGGATACATCCGGCTTGGCGAGGCGGCTCCGACTGTGGACACGCTTGGCGTGTTTGCGGGGTGCAATTACGTTGACCCCGGCTCTGGCACTCCGACCTGGAAGGCCTATTACCCTGACTCCACGAATATCACCGTTGGCATCATCGAGGCTTTGATTTGCGATGATCCGATGGTCGTTTTCGAGGTTCAGTGTGACGGGATCCTGACGATCGCGGATGTGTTCAGTAACGCCACCGTGACCATCACGGATGGCGACACGGCATCGGGAACCTCCCGTTTTGAGCTTGACCACTCCGAAGTGGCCACAACTTCTACCGATCCGCTGAAAATCATCGGCCTTTCCACGAACGATGAAAATAGCGACCAGTCTGTCGCTAACGGAAATGCCTATGTGATTATCAACAACCATACGCTGAAAAGCGTTGGTACGGACGGCATTTAGTCGTTAAACAAAAAGGAATCTGAAACATGGCTATCAACAGAGCGCAACTTGCCAAAGAGCTTGAGCCTGGCCTTAATGTTCTTTTCGGCATGGAGTACAACCGGTACGACCAAGAGCATGAGCAGCTCTTTGAGAAGGAAACCTCTGTACGAGCCTTCGAAGAAGAGGTCATGCTCTCAGGGTTCGGAACGGCTCCTGTCAAGGCTGAGGGCCAAGGGGTTAGCTACGATGACGCTCGTGAGGCGTGGACTGCACGTTACACCCACGAAACCATCGCACTGGCCTTCGCTCTCACCGAGGAAGCTGTCGAGGACAATCTGTACGATTCCATCTCCAAGCGGTACACCAAGGCCATGGCCCGCTCGATGGCGTACACCAAGAACGTCAAGGGCGCCGCGATTTTCAATCGCGCGTTCAACAACTCTTACCTGGGCGGTGATGGCCTTGAAATGATCTCCGCTCTCCACCCACTCACTGTCGGCGGAACGTGGGCTAACGAGCCTACGACTGCTTCCGACCTGAATGAAACCTCGCTCGAGAACGCGATCATCGACATTTCGCTGTTCACGGACGAGCGTGGCCTCACCACGGCCCTTCAGGCCCGCAAGCTGGTCATTCCGCCGCAAATGCAGTTCACGGCCGATCGCCTTCTACACACCGAAGGCCGCATCGAGACTGCGAACAACGATCTGAACTCGATCAAGCATCAGAACGTGGTGCCTGAAGGGTTCACCATCAACCACTTCCTGACGGATACGGACGCCTGGTTCCTGCTCACTGACGCGCCAAATGCGCTGAAGTGTTTCGAGAGAACCAAGCTGACCCATAAGATGGAAGGCGACTTCGACACCGGCAACATGCGTTATCGCTGCCGGGAGCGGTACGTTTTCGGTTGGTCTGACCCACGAGGGGTCTACGGCTCTCCGGGCGCGTAGAGTATTCAGGGGCCGGGGGAAACTCCGGCCCCTATTCTAAGGGTAAGTTGAGGTTTAATTCCTCTTGGCAGATAGGTGAAAAACCCTGTGTGTTCCTGGTGAAGGAGAAAAGAAATGCCACTTACAAATTTTCCCAACGGAATATCGAGCTTTGGTGTTCCTGTTCTTGGTGGTGGAGATATCACTACGACAGGAAATGTTAGATTTGTTGGGTCCACAAGAAGCGGATCTTCCAATGCTAACTCAGGGAAAGACCCTGACCACGCATGGAATACGATGGATTACGCGGTTAGTAAAATGACTGCAAACAATGGCGATATTGTTGTTGTTTGTCCGGGACATGTGGAAACCGTCACGGCTGCTGCTGGTCTTGCTATCGATGTTGCCGGTATCACTTTCGTTGGCATAGGACATGGCGACAACAGGCCGCAAATTAATTTTACCACGGCTGTTGGTGCTGACATGGATATCGATTCAGCGGATACCAAGATGACGAATTTCAGATTCACGGGTGGAATTGATGCTCTTACTGGACCTATCGACATCAATGCTGCCAGATGTTCATTGATCAATATCGAAACTAAGGATGTTACGGGTCAATGTACCGACTTTATTGCTACCGATGCTAATGCAGACGATTTACTGATTTCGGGATGGAAGCATTATGGTTCATCTTCTGCTGGTGCAGAGACTGCAATGACGATTATTGGCGGCGATAATATCACCATCGAGAACTTTTGGATTGATGGCGATTTTGGTACTGCTTGTATAGAGAACGTAACTACCGCTGCCGTTAACTTGACTGTTGGTGGCGGGTCTTGTGAAAACTATGCCAGAACCAGGAATTCAGCCGATGTAATTCTCACTGCTGTAGCAACGACAACTGGTAACGTAGGGCCAAACATCAATGCCAGATTAGCGGACAATGCGGCAAATGTTACTCAGGCGTTTGTCGGGGCTGATATGCAATTCTTCCAGCCAATTCGCATTGTAAATCTTGATGGCGAGTCTAGTATGGAGACGAACATCACTGCTTCAACGGACGCTTAGTAATAACGCCGTATCGATCTGTGAATACGAATGCGAAAGTTGTGGATTGGAAATGGAGCGTTTCGAAATGGTTCCGCAGGACACCCCTCCCGTTTGCGAATATAGGCGGGAGGGGATGCGGAAGTTTATTGAAGTGCCCTGACA